AAGTACCGAACGCTTTAACCATAGATAATGTAACACTTAATTTGAATAGTGGTACAACCTTTGATGGTAGTGGAGCAAGAACTCTATCTGCAAAAACCGCAGCAATATCTGATGGTGGGACTGGACTTGCAACTGCAGACCAAATCCATACATTCTACACTGCAGGTGGAAGTAATTTAGCAACTGCCTTTAATACAGATTTAGGTGGTGATTTTACAATTGGTAATCAATCGAGTGATAGTGCTACATTTAGTGGTGATGTTTTTGTAACAGGAAATCTTACTACATCAGGTACACAATCTGCACAGAATGTAACAAACTTAGTAATAGAGGATAAATTCATATTATTAAATAGTGGTTCTGCAAGTGGTGATGGTGGTATCGTAGTTCAAACTCATAGTGGATATAGTGGTAGTGCATTCTTCTATGATGATTCATCTTCAAGATGGGCATTAACAAAAGCTGATGACACTGCACAAAGTGCAACAACTGCAACACCAAGACAATATCTTGTCTCGGTTAGTGGTTCAACTGCACCACCTGCACATGGTAGTAATCCACAAGACTTTGGAGCAGCCGCAGGTAACAGAATAGGTATGATGCATGTAGAAACAGATACAGGAGATATCTATATCTGGTCATAATAACGAATAAAGGTTTATATGGGATTAGTAAAAAATAAAAATGTAAAGTCAGTATCAACAGGTATTGACTTTACAAAAAATGAAATTGAATTTATATTGTATTTGATACAAGAGGGAATGATACCAGGAAAGAGATTATCTGAAGCGGTTTCACTCGTAGAAAAATTACAAAAAGTTTATAACACAATAGAAGAATAACTTTATTGGCCTTGATGTGGCAATCAAGGAAGTGGGCTCAACGAGTAACCAACCATAAGGAGATGAATTAAATGCCAAGTTGGAAAAAACTAATTACAAGTGGTAGTGATGCCGCAATACCAAGTATATCTACAATAGGAGATTTTACTATTGACGCTGGTGGAGATATTGTTCTCGACGCAGATGGAACAGACATCTTATTAAAAGATGGTGGTACTGAATTTGGTAGTTTCAAAAGAGCATCTTCAGATTTCATTATAAAATCCGCAACAAACGATAAAGATATAGTATTCAAAGGTGAAGATAATTCATCAACCATAACCGCACTTACATTGGATATGTCAGATGCAGGACACGCTTTGTTTACTGGTAATATAAGTGGTTCTACAATCAGAGCAAGTGGTGATGTTATTGCATTTAATTCATCCGATGAAAGATATAAAGATAATATACAACCAATATCTTCACCATTATCGAAAGTAAATAAAATAGGTGGTTACGAGTTTGATTGGAATGATAAACAAGATGTTTATGAGGGACATGATATTGGAGTTATTGCACAAGAAGTTCAAAAAGTTTTACCTGAAGTAGTTGGTGAAAAGAGTGATGGTTATTTAGGTGTTAAGTATGAGAAGATTGTACCACTATTAATAGAATCAATTAAAGATTTATCTAAAAAAACCAAAAAATTAGAAAGAGAAATAAAAAGATTAAAGCATAAAAAGTAGTGTTTTGAAATTTTGTTTTATATTTATATATAACTTAAAGAAAACAAATTAAGGAGTTATAACATGAGTGAAAAAGAAATTAAGTTCACAGAAGACGAATTAAAATCATTAGGAGAATTGAGAGATAGTTATGCATCTACTCAATTAGCTTTAGGTCAATTAGAAGTACAACGAATGATATTGAATCAACAATTAGAATCTCTCGATAACGAGAAACTAAAACTTGAAACTCAATATAAAGGTGTACAGACAACTGAATCTAAACTTGTTAATGATTTAAATGAAAAGTATGGAGCAGGTAACCTTGATCCACAAACTGGTGTTTTCACACCAACAAAATAATTCGTCCAATTGAACTATTTTCGTAAATTTAAATTATATTTATAACATATATAATTTAATTCTAAATTATAATTTAGGGAGAAAATAATGGCTGAAAGAATAGTTAGTCCAGGTGTATTTACCAGGGAAAAAGACTTATCTTTCTTACCACAAGGTATTTCCGATATAGGTGCCGCAATAATTGGACCCACTTCAAGTGGCCCAGCATTTGTACCAACCATCGTAAATAATTTTAGTGAGTTTGAAAGTCTTTTTGGTAAACTAAACACCAATTACTATACACCATATACAATTAAAGAATATTTAAAAAGTGCGGGAACCGTTACGGTTGTTCGTATTTTAGGTATAGGTGGATACACAAACGATTTCATAAGTGTCAATTTATCAGGATCATGTTCTTCTGGACCACAAAGTGGTTCATTAGTTCATGGAACAGCATTTGTATTAAAACCATCAAGAGGAGCATCAGACCCAGATACATATAGTATTTCTGGACCTGGTAGTGCATCTCTTGCGGTAGCTGGTACAGCAGCAAGTGCAACATTGACATTAAAAGGAACATCATTCGCTTTTAGTACAGACACAGGTTCTGCTAATTACATTACAAATGTATTTAGTGAAGACCCACAATCTGCACAACAAAGTGTATATGTTTCTTCAAACTTTAAACACTTCCAATCAGGACATGGTCTTACAACAGCACCATTAACGATTGCTAGTGGTAGTGATGATTTTACACATGACTACAAAGTTGCAACAACACCATCAATACAATCACAATTAGTAAATTCTGCAAGAACAAATTTATTTAAAGTAAATACTCGTTCACATGGAACAAACATCAATCATAAATACAAAATTGGTATTTCTGATGTGAAGGCTCCAACAGATGTTGCTGGTAGTGATTATGGTTCATTTACCTTATCGGTAATTGTGAACAATCCAGGTGAAAATGATGATGGTACAATATTAGAAAGTTTCCAAAATCTTTCATTTGATGAAGATAGTGTAAACTATGTAGTAAGAGCAATTGGTGATAGGTATGTAACAATCGATTCATTAGGAAAATTAACATATAATGGTGATTATCCAAATAAATCAAAATACATATACTTATCAGATTACTCAAATCTTGAGGGAATATCAGTAGAATTAGTTCCTATGGGATTTGGTAAAGTAAGTAATCCAGTTGCAACTGCATTACCTACAACTACTTCAGGTTCAACATCAGTACCAACTGCTCACATTAAAAGTAATCAGTTGAATAGTCGTGGTGAATTTGATTCAAATGTATTTCAAGGATTCAATTTTGCAAACGAAGATAACAAACAATATCTTGCACCACTACCTGCATCAGCAGTAGTTGGAAACAACATAACTATGAGTTTAGAAGACCTTGATGGACATGCAGATGCATCAACATTAGGTACTACATTCTCAGATGCAAGTGAGAAAATCACACTTGGATTGTCTCATGTTAAACAGAGAAAGTTCGTTGTTCCATTTCAAGGTGGTTTTGATGGATATAACCCAGCAATCGCAAAGAATACTGGTAATGACATAACATCTACTAACACGATGGGATTTGATTGTTCAACATCCTTATCAAGTGGATCAGTTGCATACTCCAGAGCGATAAATGCTGTAAGTAACCCAGATGAATTCGATATAAACATGGTGGCAACACCTGGTATTATACACGAATATCATAGTTCAGTTACTAACAAAGTAATTGATATGGTTGAGTCTCGTGCAGATGCATTCTATGTTATGGATGGTTCAAGATGGGGCCGTTCAATAGATAATGCTGTTGCAGACATCAAGACACTTGATTCAAACTATGCAGCAACTTACTTCCCTTGGGTGAAAGTCCTTGATGAAGTTAAGAATAAACCTATGTGGGTTCCACCATCAGTAGTGATACCAGGAGTAATTGCAAATACAGATGCAGTAGCTCATGAATGGTTCGCACCTGCTGGATTAAATCGTGGTGGATTATCACAAGTGTTGGAAGCAAAAACAAGATTGACTCATGCCGAAAGGGATGACCTTTATGAGGGTAGAGTTAATCCAATTGCATCATTCCCAGCACAAGGTGTTGTGGTGTTTGGACAAAAAACATTACAGGCAAAACCATCAGCACTTGATAGAATCAATGTAAGAAGACTATTAATTAGACTTCGTAAATTCATTGCAAGTTCTTCAAGATACTTGGTATTCGAACAGAACACAGCAGCAACAAGAAATCGTTTCTTGGGAATTGTTAATCCGTTCTTAGAACAAGTTCAAGCAAATAGTGGTTTAAGTGCTTTCCGAGTAGTAATGGATGATAGTAACAACACACCAGATGTTGTTGATAGAAACCAATTAGTTGGACAAATCTTTATTCAACCTACAAGAACTGCAGAGTTCATTGTGTTGGATTTCGTAGTTCAACCTACAGGAGCAGCATTTCCTGAATAAGTTTAATTTATAAAGTAGATTATCTTATAAGAAAAAACCCCAGTCTTTCGATTGGGGTTTTTTTGTTTAGGAGGATCAATGGATAAATTTTGAGAGTTCCAAATAAGTAGTCACTCACAACCCACTAAACCGATTCCAAATTATCGTAGTATATCGGTAACCCACGAATCTATTTACATTAGTTCTAACATAGAGAATGGTACACTATAAATCCTACCATTCATTTCAACTAAAGCTTTCTTGATGTTCATCTTAGTGATTACACCAGGTGTTTTTTTAGTCTTCTGAACTACATAAACTTTAGAACCAACAACCAATGAAGTTTTACCTAACATAGTCTTACATTCACTAATAAATGAAGATAATTCATTTAATTCTGATAGTGAATTTAGTCCTTTAATTTGTTGTTTTATTTTAATCATAATTTATTTCCTTTATTTGATACTCTAATATAACACTAAAATACTATACGAGTCAAGCTTTTTTTTTATTTTTTTTAATTTTATCCTAATTTAATCAATTCTTTCCAATTACCTTTTGGAGCAATACCACCTAATTCAGCATTTCCTATCCAATAATTTCGTTCAGATAGATTCCACAATGGATGAATCTCATCACCTATTTGTCTTACAACTTGTTCTGCTACAAACTCTGCATCTTTTTTTTCCGTATTGTTTCCAACATCATTTAAAGTTACATTATCTGGTACTTCTATCTCTACATAAATTTTTGCTTTATACATTGCCATTTAAACTATTCCTTATTCTTCGTCATTAACCATAGTTTAATATACGAATACCCTATATTAATGTCAAGCTTTATTTTAAAAAACTTCAATAAAACTTCTAAGAGTATATCATATACCAATATACACTTTTTTTACTTTTGTGATATTTATTAGTGTATTGAAAATTAAAGACTTTTTAGGAGAAAGAAAGTGGCTGAATTAATAGACCCAAGTGAAATATTTTTTACCCCGTTTGAACCGAAAACGAAAAATCGTTTTATTATGTACATCGATGGTATCCCTGCATATTTAGTGAAAACGGCCAATAGACCTCAAATCACATTTGAAGAGGTTGAAATTAACCATATCAATGTTAAACGATATGTCAAAGGAAAGGGTACATGGGAACCTTTAGAAATATCATTATATGATCCAATCGTTCCAAGTGGTGCTCAAGCAGTTATGGAGTGGGTTAGACTTCATCACGAATCAGTAACAGGTCGTGATGGATATTCAGACTTCTATAAAAAAGACATAACATTTAATGTACTGGGACCAGTTGGTGATAAAGTAGAAGAGTGGCAGTTAAAGGGTGCATTCATCCAAACAGCTAACTTCAATGATTTAGATTTCGCAAATGGTACTGATGTTGCAGATATTAATCTAACACTTCGTTACGATTACGCAATCTTACAATTCTAATAGGAGAATAGAATGGCATTTTCAGACATATTTAAAGACGATAACGAATACAACGAAAAATCTATTATAGGATTTGGTGCATTTGCTATCATGGTAATATTTGCAGGTGCAGATGTTGTAACTGGACTTATGGGTAAAGATTTAGTAATCAACGATGTTGTTTACAATTCTTTCTTATTTACCACATTGGGTAGTTTCGGTATTGCAGGAGCAGAAAAAGTTTTAAAAAAATAAATTGAAGTTTTTGTACACTTAGTACATAGTTATTAACATATGGTTATACAATCTTATACAATCTTAGGAGATACATAAATGGCAGCAGCAGAAAATCAATTCGATTTTCCTACTGAAGTTCTATCTTTACCATCAAAGGGATTATTATATCCCGAAGATAGTCCACTTCGCTCAGGAACAATCGATGTAAAATATATGACAGCAAAAGAAGAAGATATTCTAACATCTACAAACCTTATTGAAAAGGGTGTAGTTATAGATAGACTATTGGAATCAGTAATTGTAAATGATAAAATCAAAGTAGAAGACTTACTAATTGGTGATAAGAATGCAATTATGGTTGGAACACGAGTATTAGGTTATGGTAAAGAATATCCAGTACAGATAACAGATCCAGACACAGGTAAAACAATAGAATCTGCAGTTGATTTAACTACATTAGAACACAAGAAGTTTAACGAGAAAGTTTTTACAAATGAAAATAAATTTGAATTCACATTACCAAATTCTAAAAGAGTAATTGAATTTAAATTATTAACACATAAAGATGAACTTGAAATAGAAGAAAAACTTAAAGGTTATGATAAGGTAGAAGAGTTAACTGGAGTAAGAAACGAACTAACAATAAGACTTAAACATCAAATATTATCAGTAGATGGTAGTACAGATGGTAAGAGTATTAGTGACTTTGTTGATAATGCATTTCTTGCACTTGATACAAGAGAGTTTCGTAAGTATGTAACTTCTATTCAACCTGATATTGATTTATCAATCAACTACACAAGTGAAACGGGTAAAGAACATAAAATACCCATTGCACTTGGGATTGACTTTTTTTGGCCAGCCGGCGACTAACAGGCCGGCAATACACGAAGAAATCTTCAGCCTAACATATTACGGCAACGGCGGGTTTACCTACCAGGCAGTGTATAATATGCCCATTCCACTAAGACGATTCTACATTCAAAAGATAATGGATGCAGTAGAAGAACAAAAACAAGGTATGGAAAATGCACAGAAAAAATCTTCATCAACACCTCGTCCCAACTTTCAGAAATCTTAAAACTTGATATTTATTATTGATTAACAGGAGTAGAAATGTCAAAAATAACAATTACAGATAAAAAACTAATACCAGAATTTGTTGGTTCATTGTTTAAAGCAATTGCAACAAAGAGAGCCAAAAAGAATGTATTAAAACAATTATCTAAAGATCCTGTAATCAAAAGAAGTATTCAGAAGATTGCACAAATCGATAAAGAAACTCAACAATATCTTGATAAGAAAATGAAGGATCCTGAATTTAACCAAGATATGAAAGACCTCGGAATCGATTTATAAAAAAGTAATCTTTCGGTTATACCATATAATTTAATATAGAGACACAAATGGCAGACAATACCGGCAAGGCAAAAAGAGATTTCGAGGATATACAAAAATCCACAAAGGCCACTAATGATTTCATTAAGGAAATGGCAAGAGAATTTCCTGATATCGTTAGTTATACCAAACAACTTGCCCAACAAATGGGTGGATACAAAAAGTTATCCGATGATTCACTCGACACCTTAAAAAAATCAAACGACTTAACAAGAGAAATATTAGGTAATCGTAGAGATATACATAAGGAATCGTTTGCAACAAAAGATTTATCTGAATTAGAATACGAATTTCAAAGAAAAGGACTTACCAATAGATTAAAGTTAATTCAGAAGTTAAAAGAAGAACAAAGAATTCAAAAAGGTATTAACAATAAAATAAGTGCATCTGCCAATATGGCAAAAAAGTTTGGTGATAATTTATCCAATAGTGTAAAGAACATTCCATTTATAGGTGATTTCTTATCCACTGCAATGGGATTTGATGACATGGGTGATCAAATGAGTGACTCGGTACGAAATAGTATGGGTCCAGGCGGTGGAATTGGATCATTTCTAAATAATGCTGGAGCAGAATTCTCAGGAGCATTTACTTCTGATGCATTTAGAGGTAAAGAGATGTCACCAGAAGATTTAATAGATTTAGATCAGTTTAGAGAATTAAAGAAAAGTGGTAAGTTAATAGAATTATTTCCAGATGGTCCTGAAGATGATGCAGAAAGATTTAAAAAATACCAAAAAGAGGTATTAGGTAGAGTTCATGTGGGTTCAAGAAATATATTCGAAAAATTTAGAGATTCAGTTAGAGAGGCATTGAATATGGGTGGACTTGGTATGAGAACTGCATTAGTTTTCTTAGCTACATTCGGTGCAGTAATCGGAAAGGGATTAAGTCAAGGATTAGTAGCATATGATCCTGAAAACTTTATAAAAAGTTTTTTACCTGGATTCCAAACCTTTAGAAGTACATTTGGAGATATAGATAGATTTAGTTTCAAGACTGCTATGAGTTTACTTATATCAAAAACTGCATTTGGAATCACATCAGAAGATGCATTAAAATTAGCTCAAGCTCAAACTGAAATATCAAATTTATCTATAGACCAGGCATTAGCTCAACAAAGAACTACTGCAGAACTTGCAAGACAACGAGGTGTAAATCCTGCAGATGTTATAAAAGATATGGCAGATAATTCACAATTGATTGCAGAGTTCACAAAGGATGGTGGAGCTAATCTTGGACTTGCAGCAATCGAAGCTCGTAAATTAGGATTAAGTCTCGGTACTACTGCAAAGATTGCAGATACATTATTAGATTTCGAATCAAGTATTGAAAAGGAAATGGAAACATCAGTATTGTTGGGTAGACAATTGAATCTTGAAAGAGCTCGTCAACTTGCATTTGATGGTGATACATTAGCACTACAAAAAGAAATTGTAAAACAAGTTGGTAGTGAATCAAAATTAAGACAAATGAGTGTTATACAAAGAAGAAGTTTGGCATCAGCACTTGGTATAGATGTACAAGAATTAAATAAAATTGCAAAAGGTGAAGTAGAATTTAAAAATGGTATATTAGATAAGTCAATAGAAATTTTGAGGAAGTTTTCAGGTGTACTTGTAGGTTTGTTGGGTATTCTAACAACTATTGTTGGAGTTAGATTGGCACTTGCTATAAATAGAAACTTTTTTTCGACAGAACGAAATACTGCCGCAGTAAATGCAAATACAGCTGCAATGGTTGGTGGTGGTGGTGCATCAAATCTATCATCGAGGTCGAGAACAGGAATGACACCAGGTGGTACTTTTGATATGAGAACTAAAAAAGGAAAAGCACTTTCAAGAGCTGCAAAAGTTAGTAAATATACAAAAGGTAGTGCAGTACTATCAGGACTACCAGGATTAATGGAAGCAGGAGTCGCTGGAATGCAGGGAGATATGAGTGGAGTCGCATCAGGATTAACACAGGCCGGAGGTGGAATCGGTGGAGCAGCACTTGGAGCTACAATTGGTTCATTCTTCTTACCAGGAATTGGTACTGCAATTGGTGGTGTAATAGGTGGATTGGCTGGAAATCTTGCAGGAGATAAAGCTGGAGATGCATTGTTTCAAAGTAAGAGTGAAGAACAATTTGGTTCAATGGTAACATCACTTGAAAAAATTAGTAATAATACAAAAGGAATGAATGACATGGGTATGTCATATTAGGAATAAAAAATGGGATTATTAGAATTAACAAAAGATTTATCGAATTTTAAGTATACCGATTATAGTCAAGTTGGTACTGCATATGATTTCATGGGAAATGATCATGCAAATGGATTTACTAATAATATGGCATTTCCAAATACACAATTTGTTGGTATAGATGGTAGTAAAACAATATTTGATACAAACAATACAATCACATTAGGTGGTAAAGATATTGGTATACCACAATCAAATATTCCAAGTCCTTTTAGTATTAAAGATATAACTGGTATAGATCCAGAATTTGGTGGAATTCATGGTGGAACCGAACCAGGTAACATACCACCACACCAAGATATACATACTCAATTTGATAATGGTGTAGGAACATTAGATAATCCACAACAAAATTTCCCAAGTCCATTCAGTATTAAGGCAGTGGACAATATCAATCCAACACTCGGAGGAATTCATGGTGGAACTCTACCAAATAATGTACCACCACATCCAGACTCACATACTTTATATGATGATGGTGTAGGAATATTAAATAGTCCACAAGTAAATGTACCGAGTCCATTTAGTATTAAGGGTATTAGTGGACTTAATCCAAATTATGGTGGGATACATGGTGGTACTGAACCAGGTAATAATCCACCACACCAAGAAGAACATACTTTATTTGATGATGGTGTTGGTACAGGTGGTATTGATGAATCACTACAAGAAACAGGAGCATCACAGACATATACCGTATTACATTCAGGTTATGTTGTAGGTGATAGTGGTAGAATACCATTAAGTAATCAAGTTGTTTTAGGTGATGGAGATCCTTTAACAAGTGAGGGTGCATCACCAATAAGATTATATAATCAAGGAATTGGAGTTGCAAATACAACCGATAATGAATCATTTAGTTGGGGAACTGATCATACTTTATCACTTGGTGTTGGACAAACTTATGGTGTTCGTGATATAAGTGGAGCAGTTACAGGAAAAAAATATAGTGTACCATTTATGTTTGGTGAAGATATAGGTGAAGATATAAAAAGTGCAATAGATAGACAATACACAAAAATTGGTGGAAATAAAGGATTAAGACAAGGTGGTGGAATTTTCTCTGAACCATTCATTATTAGAGAAATCGGAACTAACGATAAGTTTCTCGGATTAGACAATGGTAGTGCACTTTTATTGGCAGGAGCTATTGGTGGATTAAGTGGGGGACTTGGTGAAAATGGTAGTTTCTCTGGAGCTGTAACATCAGGATTAAGTACTGCAGGAAGTGTATCACTAATTAGAGGTGGTATAATAACACAAGGGACACAGGCCGCAATTGATCAAGTTAGAATAGGTAAATTTTTATTATCACCAAGAGGACTTATTTGGAATTTAAAACAATATGTTTTACAAAGTTTTAATTCTCAAGATGGAACAAGAATATTTAATCCACTCTCAACAAGTAGAGCTATGGGTGAGGCAGTACTTGGTGGTGGTGCACCACTAAAAGATGCTAATCCATTAACAGGTCAACCAATACGACATATGACATTTGATCCATATGAGAAACTTGCAGTAAAGTTATCAGAGGGAGTAAAGGATGTTGGGGATGCAATAGTAGCAGGTGCCTCTAAATTACGAAGACCGAGTGAAGATACTTCAAAGACAGATAAAAAGACTGCAGAGGTAGTTAAAGATTCATCACCATCAGATAGTGGTGGTTTTGCAAAAACAATTTTAACCAAAACAATAGAAGCTGGTAAAAAGGCCTTAGGTAAAAGAGAACTATCAGTAACGATTAATGATAGAGATAAAGATTTACAAGTACCTTATGGTGGTAAATTCGGAACATTAAAAACAGACGAGTTACCTACCGATTTAATAAAATTTAGAATCAGAGATGCAGTAAATGGTAAGTGGATAATCTTTCCTGCATACCTTGAAGACATTACAGATAATTCAAGTGCAGAATATACAACTGAAAGATATATTGGTAGACCTGATGCTATTCACATTTATCAAGGATATACAAGAAATATATCATTAAGTTTCAAAGTTGCTGCATTAAAGAAAAATGATATTCCAATAATTTGGGAAAAGATGAATTACCTAAAAGGTTTAACCACACCAACATTTAAGAAAATAAGTGAAAGTGATAATGAAATGAGACCTATTACACCTTATATTTATTTAACTATTGGTGATTTACTTAATAATACACCAGGTTATTTTTCAAGTGTAAACATAACAATACCAACAAATGTAACTTGGGAGATAGATGATGGTATGCAGTATCCACAAGTTTGTGATGTAAGTCTTGATTTCGTATATGTTGGTAAATCATTACCAAACACACTTGGTAAACATTATGAAATACCTTGGTTAAAAGATAGTGGTATTGATACAGATAAATTTAGTACTTTTGGAAAGAACAATCCGAGGGAACAGAAATTAGTACATCCAGATAGAGAAAAAGAAAAGACAACTTCATCAGGATTGTGGACACCTAAAACCACATTAGAAAATAAAGCAGAGGGACTATTTCCAAAATAGGAGTAAATGATGCCAAGATACGATAATAATAAAGTTCTATATGATAAAGATTCACAACATCGTTATTTATCACGAATAAAATATCCAGTAATTCCTATAAAAGATAGTGATATACTTATAATTGCTAGATTTTCACACTCATACATATTACTTGCACAAGAACATTATGGTGATGTGGGATTGTGGTGGATAATTGCAAGAGCAAACAATCAAAATAATGGTTCAGTTTTTCCTGAGATTGGTAAAAAAATAAGAATACCAACAGACATAGGGGATGTATTAACTGAATTTGAATTTATGAATTCATAGTTATGTTTTTTAACACACCGATATCACCATCAGTCCAAAAAACTCTCTTTAAAAAGATGAGAGATTTAGAACGAAAAGGGTTCCAAAATGGTTTGCTTGAACCTACAAGTTATGAAAATAATCCAATTGGAAGTATGATGACAAAAACTTGTTGGGCAAGAGCAACTTCTGCAGTTCCAATCTTAGGAAATGATGGAAAACCAACAGAGGATTTAGATTTAGTTAGATTATCTTCAGGAGTTACTAAAGATCAACAACCAATAAATGAACCAATAGCTTTTATAAATAAAACAAAACCAACATCAAAAAAGGGAACTGCATATACAATTGATTCTACAGAGATTTTTAAAGGAACTTCAGGAATAACTGCAATCAATATTACACAAAAATCCCATCAGATAAATAATTGTCAAATAAACTTTCTTGTACCTAATCCAAATGAATTCGAAGATATACAAAATGCATTTATGAAATTTGGTAGAATGATTATGGTAGAGTTTGGTTGGTCAACACCAGAAACAAATTCATATGAAAATAAAAAACCAACATTAGACTCAATACTTAGTGTTAGTAAAAACCTACAAGATAGAAATGAAAAGGGTAATGGAAAGTATCAAGGAGTGATTGGAGTAGTTACTAACTTCACATATGATATTAGAAATGATGGTGCATATGAATGTACAACCACAATAACAAGTATGGGTAGAAATATATTTGGAACAGGATTGCATAAAGATAATCTCGATGGTGTTATTGCAGTTGCAAGTGGAAATGATGAAGATACCGACACACCAGAACATAAAAAATTAAGAAGACATTTAGTAAATTTTGAAGCAAGTATAAAACATCTTGATAAGGTGGTTGATAAATATCTTGAAAGAAAATTTACACCTAACGAGATAAAAAAACAAAAAACAATCCTTTATTATAATGGTGTTGCAAAATATATGACAGATGATGGATACTTTACTGATACACATCAACGATATGTTTCTTGGGGTTGGTTTGAAGATCATATATTATCCAATTTCTTTTCATTTGTTAGTTCTGATGCGAAAAGTTTTAAAACACACATCAGAAGTGTTTCTACCATAAAAGACGAGTTGGGTAATTGGGTTGATAATATAAAAAATGAATGTCAATCTAATAAAAATCTATACTCAATGGGATTAGAATCAATAGTTCTTCCTGGTAAAACAAAACTTGCAGTAAACAAAGTAGTTAAGAAAAAAGTAAAAGTAATAACTAATGCAATGGTTAATTTTACGAAGACAAAAGAAGTTGAAACTAATACTTTAGATGAAGATGATACAATCTCACAAAATTTAATAGAATCGGTAAGTAATGCATTCCCAGC